GTGATCGTCAGGTGGAAGCGGTCGCCCTCGCGTTCAGGCTGGGTCGGCGGGGAGATCGGGTCCATTCGTAGGGGGAGCGCCCGCTGGGGGAGTTCCTGGGTTCCGGCCATGCTCTTGCTCCCAAACGTAATCGGTCATGCCCTTGGCCCATTGCTGGCCCTCTTCAGTGCCAGCGCGGAACGGGTTGTCGGTGATCGTGCCGTCGCTCATGGCTGAGTTCCAGCCGTCTGAGTAGGCCCTGGCGTTCTTCAGGTTGGCCTCCGCCGCCGGGGTCGGCTTCGGTGGCGGGGCTTTCATCATGTCGTCGAGGGTGGCCTGACCCTCTTCATCGAAGCTCACGCTGATGCCGATGTCGGTCGCGTAACCGATGAACTCCTGAACCTCCGCCTCGGCCTCGGCCTTCGACATATCGGTGAGTTCCCACATGCGTTTGAGCATTTTGGGACTACCGCCCTTATTGGCGAACGACTTCAAAAGGCTCCGGAGGCTACCCCGCTTCTCCGAACCGACCTTATTGTGGTCGGCGAGATCGCGCATTTTCTTACGGAACGCCTCCAGATACTGGCGTTTTTCCTCCGCCGTCGGGCCGTTAGCCTGAACCGACGACATCTTTGGATTGTCGGCGCGCGGCTTGGTTTGCTCCTCGCCCGTCGCTTTCGCGGCTTTCTTGCGGTTCGTGCTTCCTGGTGGACGACCCATTCTTCTCACTCCTGGATTTAGGGTCCGGCCAAAGGTCAGGCCGGATCTCGTGTAGTGGCACGCCGGTCAGGCGCGACACGGTTTGTGCCCGCTCGGCGGGGACTTTGCGCCATTTGCAGACGGCGGCGTAGGAGAGCCCCAGCGCCTCGGCGATCCGGGAAAGCCGCCCGCGTGGGGCGAGGAGTCTCTCCAGGGGTTCGTCTCGTTCTGGCATAAATATGCGATACCTCCCTCGACATATTTTTACAATATCTCAATTTCTCCGGTTGACTGACAGATTTATCAGAGGCAGATATTAACCATCGGGAAAGGAACTCCCATGCGCCCAGATCTGGAATGGAGCTATCGGACGCCGCCGGTTCAGCCGCTTTGGAAGCGTTTGTGGGAAGGGTTCGAGCCCATCGGGGAGCTTATCCTGGCCATCGGCTCCATGGCGGCGGTCTATTATCTGGCGGTGCTGGTGACCGCGTTATGAGCGATGTATCGCTCACGCCGGTCCAGTGGGGTCCAGACCCGCTGATAAGACGGAGGATGAAATACAAGATCCACCCGAAGGCGTGGTTGGCGCTCGAAGAGGCGGGGCCGCGAGGGACGACGGCGCAATACCTGACCGACATGACGGACACGGTCTATGAGACGACGAGTTCGTGGCTATCGCAAATCGACAAGCTGGGGTTCACCTTAATGATCGAGAAAAGGGGGGTGCGGACGCGGTATTTCCTCCTCCCCGAGAACCAATGGGCGAGGCCGCTCACCCCGGATCTTTTCATGTATCGGCAATACCCGCTCGATTTACCGGAGCCTTCGTGAACGCGACCGACATCAAACTATCGCTCAACGATATCCAGGTGGCGTTGCGCTACGTCGATCACATCGGGGGTCATATCGGGGAACGCGAGATTATCCGGAATAGTCTTATCGCCATCCGCGAGCGGCTTTTGTGGGCGAAAATCGAAACCAAGGAGACACAATGACGACGCAAGAGGAAATTCTGAAGGCTTATTGGGCGATGCGTGAGATCGGATTCCCGGCTGACGACGTCACGATCGGGGCCTTCGAATCCGGGGCCGTGGCGGTGATGGGCGTGCTGACGGATCTGTTTAAGGGGCCTGACCTTCCGTCGATAGCGACCGTCTCGGCGACGCTCCTTCAGTTGAACGATGCCGTCGGCAACCTGAAAAAGGCGATCCAGGAGAGCGGCGGTTGACCCAGAACGAGTTCCGCGAGGCGCTCGCGAAGCTCCGGTTCGTGGATTGCCATCCGTGGATGGGCGAAGCCTTCTGGCGGATGTTTCAGGACGATCCCGCGAAGGGCTTTCTGAGGGCCGACGACGAGACGGCGGAGAAGATCTGGGAAATCATAAGGCCGAAACCATGACCCCGCGCGAGCTTTTGGATCGGCTCACGACCGCCATCGAAGTCGATATGCGGCTTGGTGACGACGATGTGCCGCGCGTTAAGATCGTCGGCGGAGAAGCGATGATCAAGGCCGCGTTCGCTGAACGAGACGCCGAGATCTGGGATCTGAAGATGTCGGTGGTCGCGTTCGCCGCGCCTTCGATGGTCCAATGGGCGCGGGACATGGGTCTCCCCGAGAAGCATCTCTACCCCGAGCACTATGACCTTCTGGAGCGTTGCGGGGCGCGCATGGTCGACTTCACGCGGAGTGAGACGTGACCCATTTCCGGCTCCGATGGGTGCGGCTCGGCGATCACGTCCATGTGCGGTTCTTCTCGGGGAAGCGCGAGGACTGGGGCCACGGCAAGAACGGCGATCTGTGCTTCAGGGTGGAGGAATGGGAGTCGTTCCAACGGTGCTTCAACGATCACTTTGACGACCACGTCACGATCATCCTGGAGGACGGAAAGCCGTGAAAAAGAAGCCAGCCAGGATCGTCGCGCGCCGCCTCGCGGGACGAGACCATTCTACGGAGGATTGAACGATGAGCCGATATGATCTTCATGCAGACATGATGAACGCGATGACTAACGTGGTTCTCAAGCGTGTGGAGAACTGCGTCAAAGGCTTGCAGGCCGATCCTTCAGCAACATCAAATGAGCATGTCGTCGGTTATTCGTCCGGCTTCCAAGCGGCAAAACGCGCTATGCTGGATATGTTAACCGACTTTTCCGAGTTGCGGACGAAGGAGAGCGGGTAATGTGGCTGACCATGGGAGTTGGCGTGCCGCCAGCTTCGCCGCCTTGAGCGAGAAGCCAGCCAGGATCGTCGCGCGCCGCCTCGCGGGACGAGACCATGCGGTGATCACCGTGCATGGCGGCGGGGGCACCTACCGCCGCGAACCATGCGAGAAATGTCCATGGCGCAAGGACACGGTCGGCGAGTTTCCGGCTGATGCCTTCCGATACTCGGCGAACACGGCGACCGACGGCGCACGCGCACTGGGCGATATAGACGCGGCGATGCACACGTTCGGGTGCCACGATAGCGGGGCCAGGAAACCGGCGATCTGCGCTGGGTATATCTTGCGGAGCCAGGACGCCATCGGCTGGCGGATCGGTGCGTCGACGGGCAAGTTCGATCCGGCCAAGGTCAGTTCAAGCGTTCCGTTGTTCGACAATTATTATGAGATGGCGGTCGCCAACGGGGTGTCGCCGGAGGATCCCGCGTTGCGGTGGTGTAAGCCGCACGATCCGCGTGAGCCATTCCCGAGATCGCGGAAGCTGATCGCGGACGCTATCGAGGCGGCGATGACGAATTGGAACGAACCATGAGCGAGAAGCCAGATACACCCGAGCAAAACCGCGAGGAATATCTCGGCGACGGGCTCTACGTGAGCTTCGATGGCTGGGGGGTCAGATTGCGGGCACCCAGGGAGGGGGGCGATCATTTCGTCGTGATTGACCCAGAAATATGGTTGGCGTTGCGCCAGTGGGTCAACCGATGGCGAGGGGTCAAGCGGCACCTGGAAGGTCAGCAATGACCGACGAGGAGAAGCGCCGACTGACCGCGTGCCAGGGGATATGCCTCTTGCTCGGGACCGAAGCACTGATGCGGATCATGGATAGCATGGAGCGGGATGACTTCTCCGAGGACCACAAAAAGTGGATGGAGCAACAACGCATCCACCTGACCGCCTTTCTTCAGGTTCTGGAAGTTGCCGTGGAGGACGCATGACCATCATCGCATTCGACTTCGAGACAAATGGGCTCCCGTTGTGGAACGTCGCGAGCGACGACCCACGGCAACCGCACATCGTCCAGATGGCCTTGGTGGCCTATACGGATACGGGTCTTGAGATGACCCATGATTGCGTGATCGTCAGACCGGACGGCTGGACCATCACACCGGAACTGACCGCGATCCACGGCATCAGCTACCAGCGGGCGATGGACGAGGGCATCCCGGAAAAGGCGGCGGCGGAGATGTATCTCGATACGATGACGGATGCGGTTCTCCGGGTGGCGCACAACGTCGCCTTCGACGTCCGTATCGCGCGGATCGCCTTGCTCAGGTCTGGCTACGCGCGGGGACTGATCGAGAAGCTGGAGGCGAGGCCGCAATTTTGCACATGCGAAACGGCCAAGCCCATCGTCAAAGCGCCGCTGACGCAAAAGCAAATCGCGGCTGGGTTCGGGGGGTTCAAAAGTCCGAACCTCGCGGAGACGATGCGCCATTTCTTCGATGAGGAAATCAAGGGAGCGCATGACGCGCTGGTCGACGCGCGGTGTTCCGGTCGGATCTACTTTCACATGACAAAGGTGCCCGCATGACCGCTCGCAAGAAGCCCGCCGAACACCTGGAGATCCAAGGTGAGGTGGTGGGCGGCGCGGCCCAGACGGTCGCCACGCGGCCCGAGACCCAGGTGGCCACGACGGGTGAGGGCCAGACCATCCGGAGCGCGATCATCGAGTTCGCCCGAGATCCGAATTTCGACGTGGAAAAATTACGCGCGCTGAATGACCTCCAAAACTCGGTTGAAGATCGGCAATCCAAGAGGCTCTTCCAGGAAGCATTCGTTCGGCTTCAGGCTGACCTACCGGTGGTCCACCGCGATGGCTCCCTGGAATACGAGAAGGTGAAGGGAAACCCGGCGACCAAATACGTCGTCGCCAAATTCGCACGCTACGAGGACATCGCGAAAGCGATCCAGCCAATTCTCGGTCAGCATAAGTTCTCGGTTTCGTTCGACGTCCAGCAACGCGATGGCGGCGGTCTTCTCGTGTCGTGCAACCTCGGTCACGAAGCTGGTCACGTCCAGCCGGGGCCCCAGATCCCGGTCCCGCTCGACACATCGGGGGGTAAGAACGACGTCCAGGCGTATGGATCGGCGCTCTCGTATGGGAAACGATACGGGCTCTTCGCGGTGCTGAACATCATCACCGAGGGCGACGACGACGACGGCGTGGCGGCTGGCGGAAGGCCGATCAGCTTCGACGAGGCCGCTCAGATCAAGGGCATGGTCGCCGAGGCGGGGATCTACAACGAGAGCGACACGGAGGAGGAGCGGAAGCTCAAGATCCTGGCGTGGTTCGACGACGTCCTCGGCTACGACCTACCCAAGGGCTACCCGTCGATCCGCACCGAGGACGGCGTCCGCGTGCGCCGCGCGCTCCTCTCGCTGAAAGCCAAACGGCTCACTCAGAAGGCGGAGGAGGTGAAGATCTGATGCCGAAGTTCATCACCGACGTCGAGCAAGGCTCGGATGCGTGGCGCGAACTCCGCCTGGGTATCCCGACCGCCTCCTCGTTCGACCGCATCATCACCGAGGTCAAAGGCGAGATGGCCGCTGGCCGGTGGAAGTATGCCTACGAACTGGCGTGTGAGCGGCTCCTCCATGAGGACACGAGCTTGCCGCTGGATGGGTTGCACTGGGTCGAGCGCGGCAAGCTCCTCGAAGCGGACGCGGTCAAACATTACGAGGCGATCGCGGGCGCGACGACCGACCGGATCGGCCTGATCATGACCGACGACCAGTCGATGGCGTGCTCACCGGATCGGATCCAGACGGACAAGTTGATCGGTTTAGAAATAAAATGTCCGTCGGCTCCCGTCCACGCCCAGTATATGCGCGAAGGTCCGGGGAAAGCCTACCGGTGGCAAGTCTACGGCTCTCTATTGATCAGCCAATTTGAGGCGTGGTGCTTTGAATCGTATCATCCGAACCTCCGCGAGGTGATCATCCGCTATGACCGGACCCCGGAAGCGACGGCGGAGATCAAAAAGCTCGACGCCGCGCTGACCCAGTTCCGCGCCGAGGTGGACGAGATCGAAGCCTTCCTTCGCCGCGAGGGGTTCGTCGATCCGATGGTCGCTCTCCCGAAACGGGCCGAGGACGAGTGGCGCAAGATGCTCGAAGCCGATCCCGGCATGTGGGCGCTGGCATGACCGGCGGCATCGTCATCCCAACCTGGATGTGCGCGGCTTGCGGCTACGTGATGAACCGCGCCGCCCCGGCTGACCGAGCCTGGAACAGATCGCCTGGAGAGAGCGACATCCTGATGTGCGCTGGATGCGGCAAGCTCTACACGATCCGTTCCGGCGAGCGGGTGGCGATCACGCCGGAGGACATCGCCTCGATGTCACCCGAGGAGCAAGAGGAACTCGCCGTCGCGGAACTGGCCAGGATAGCCGCCTTCGGTCGCCGCGTGCGAATGAAACGGGGGAAACCCAATGGCTGACCCCGGACACCTGGAACGGCTGACCAAAGAAGCCGCTGATCAGGGCAAGCTAATCGAAGCTGGCTGGATCGCGTTGCGTATCGGCCTGGTCCCAAACGCACCGGCCTCCATGATTGACGGCATGAGGGTCGCCTACATGGCCGGGGCCCAGCACGTATTCGCTTCCATGATGACCATGATGGACGCGGGGGACGAGGCGACGGAAGCCGATATGCGCCGGATGGATCTGATCGCCGCTGAACTGAACGAGTTCGCGCGAGAATTGAAGCTACGCGCGACACGAGCGAAAGGAAGCGGCTGATGTCTGGTTCAGTCAACCGGGTCGTGCTGGTCGGAAGGGTCGGCAAGGATCCCGAGACCAAGACGTTCCCCGACGGCGGGAAGATCGTCAACTTCTCGGTCGCGACCGGCAAGAGGTGGCGCGATCGCGCGTCGGGGGAACGGAAGGAACAAACCACCTGGCATAACATCGCCGTCCGGGACACACGGATGGCCGAAATGGCCGAGCAATACGTCCGCAAGGGCTCGCATATTTATCTCGAAGGGGAAATAAATAACCGGTCCTACGAGAAGGACGGGAGCACTCGTTACATCTCCGAGGTCGTGATCCCCGCCTTCACCGGCAAGATCGAGTTGCTGAGTGGCCCGCCGCAAGCGGCTCCGCGAGAGGAGCGCCAGCCGACCGGGACCGACCCGAAGGGCAACCCACAATACGAGATGGACGACGATGCCATTCCCTTCTGATGTACTGTGCCTCGTGTGCTGGTCGATCTTCACGCCGACCACGCGCCATCGCCGCTTCTTTTGTGGGGAGCGATGCCGCCAGATCGATTACCGGATCCGGCGCGGCAACCGCCTGAAGCGTCTCAACCGAAAATTCCGGGAGCCGTGATGAGCAAGGATGACGACAAGAAGGACTGGTTCGGTGAAGCCCGCAAACTCCGCGATGAGGGGCTCGATCTCGTGGGCATAAACAATGCCGACTGGCTGATAAACGCGGTCAGGATCGTCCGGACACACGCGCCAGCGGCGGGAGAGTTCATGGCTGAGTCGTTCCAATCGTATCCGGGGATCGGTCAACCGGCCCATCCGAACGCTTGGGGCTCGCTCACGAACCGGCTCATTCGGCTGGGGGTAATAGAACCGACCGGTGAATTTCGACAATCGGTCGGGCGCAGCAAACACGCGCATAATTATCGGGTTTACCGCCGAACTCCTGGGTCTTTCTCGGGTCGGCCCGGTATTCCTCTTAAAAATATACCCTGGAATACTCCATAGATTACTTGCGAGGCGGCGGCGTCTCGGCGAACGGACACCCGTTCAGCACCAGCCGTGCCTGGGCCCCGTCGGTGGCGGTGACGATGGTGGTGGGTGCGTTGATCGTCATCTGAATGAACTCTCGCCACATATCGGCGCGGTCCTGGGATCGCGGGCAACCGATGATGATCAGCGTGGCGGAGCCGGAAGACGTGGCGCTGACCACGGGCTGATCGCTGGCCTTCTTGGCGATCAGAGCTTTCAGGGCATCGCACCCCGCCAGAAGCGGGACGATCGCGACGATCACCTTGGTCCAGTCCCAGCCCGAGAAGAGCGGAGACTGGACCATGGCTTCGTTGATTACTCTTTCGGCTCAGGGGTCGGGGGCAACGGCATCCCGACCACTAAACTTGGATCGATCGCGATATATCTCCATCCGATTCCCGGGATCCCGGCGACCACCCAGAAGGTCTGGCTGGGTAAGCCGTTGTTGATCTCCCCGCCGGACCCACCGGGCAAGCTATTGTCGGGCCGGGCTGGTTTGCCGGGGTTCGGCCAGATCGTGCCCGGCTGGACCGGGAGGGTGTTGTCGGGATGCACCGGCACGATGGGCCGGTCGATGGACGGCGGTGGCCACACGCCCGGAGGCGGGGTCGGGAGTCCGTGGTCCGGGAACGGCGGCATCCCCGGAGGAAGGCTATTGTCGGGGTGGCCACCCAGGTCGATGCCATAGCCAGGATCCACCGGACCCTCGCCGTCGGGTAGCTCGTTGTCGGGGCGACCGTCGCTCGGGTGACGGACACGCAAGAAACCTGTGACAAAAGGCATGTGCTTTCTCCCTCTAAGCGGCACCATCTTGTGCCGGGGCTGGGGGTAGCGGTCCGTAGTCCTCGGGCACAAGCCGGGGCATCTGCTGACGCGCCATGTTTTGCGGCATCTGGCCCATCGGGCCCTGGCCCGCCGGGGACATCGACGGGCGCATCCGCTGGCTCATTTCCGCCATCTGGCATTGCCGCTGGACGTCGGAGATGATCCCGGCGACTTCATTGAACGGTAACCGGGCGAGGAGCGACATGATTTGCTCCCATTGCGGTCGGGCGAAGGTCACGGGGATCGAGGAGTCGGGTTGGAAGCCACTCATGTCATGGTCCTATCAGTCCGGTTGCGGTGAGGTCGTCGATCAGGGCTTTAACATGCTCGGCGAGGACGGGAAGGGTCACCGATCCGGTGGCGAACGTCGCGCGTGTCGCGGTGCCGGTCGGCGCGGTGTAGCCGGTCGGTTTAGCGATAGCCGCCGTGCCATTGAAGCCCACGCTGAAGGCGAACGTGGCTCGACCGGTGGCCCGGTTAATTAAGAGCGTGTTCTCCCGGAACCCGCCGCTATCATCAAACCGGGCGATGGCGAAGTCATCCGTGGCATCCCTGGAGAAAAGTCCCCACGCCGGTAGCGTCCCACGGCTCAGGTAGATTTGTTTCTGAACGCCAACCGGTCCCAGGACCGAGATCGTCCCGGCGACGGTCGGGCTTCCGACGGTGACCCCAATCTCGAAGGTGGCCTGGCCGGTGGCCCGGTTGATCAGGAGCGAGTTTGCCTTGAACCCACCGAGGTCATCGAAACGAAGAACGGCGAAATCGTCGGTCGCGTCCCGCGAACCAACGACCCAGGCGGACCCCGTGTTACCACGCGCCATGTAAAGCCCTTTGAACGCCCCGGCTGGGGCGAAGAGGGTTATCCGCGCATCCGGACTCGCGAGCGTTCCGACCTGAAATCCGGTTGGCGTGAAGCTCGCCACTTGCCTCATGCTCGCGTCGGACGAGTTGCCGTTGCCCGTGTTGGTCACCCAAACATTCAGGTAGGAGCCATCCCAGGCGGTGGCGTTCCATCCGCCACGCAAAGTCGCGGCCAGATAGTTGGAGGTGTCGCCCCCGGTCGGGAACGTGCCGTGGAAGCGTAGCTTGCTTTCGGATGCGTTGACCGGGGTGGAAGGGCTCAGTGCCAGTTGCGCGGAGGTGTCGGTCGGCACGCTGGCCAGCATGACCGGACCGGCAAGCAACGGGGCCGTGACCACGCCGGTCAGACGGTTGATGCTGAACGGGTTGCCCCGGAACACGCCACCGTCGTCCCAGCGTCCGATGTTGTAATCGTCCCCGGCACCTTGCGAGAGGAAGGTCCAGGCGAGTTGCGTCCCTCGGTAAAAGAGTAATGCCTTTTGCTCTCCGGCCTGGCCGAACACGGCGACGGTTCCCGCGCTTCCGCCCCCCAGGGTTCCGACCTGGACGAGGCCGTTGGCGAAGATGGATCCGACGAATACCGCGCCGCCGTTGAATGACGTCCGAGGGCTGAAGTATGTCGTCTGGAGATTGTTCGGAAGCGAAACCGTCCAGTTCGCCGTGGAACTGAACGACAAGGCCCCGATCATGCTCATCGTGTTGGCGCTGACCATCGAGAAGACGACGCCCGTGCCGCCCGTGCCCGCGTCATTGAACTGGACGTTGTCGATGACGAGGATCCCGGATCCGGTTTCCGCGATGGCCGGGACGGTGCGCGCCCCGGGGATGGCGATCTGGCCGTCATGGATCCACATCGTTCCGGCTTGTAGCGTCACCCAGTTGTGGTCGGACGTGTAGTAGTTGCAATGGAAGTTACTCAGCGTGACGTCCGCGCCAGCATTGGTGATCAGGAAGTCTGGATACGCCGCCGAGGAGTGCGAGTAGAAGTTGTCGATCTTCAAATGGCCGGGGCCGGACATCGTCAGGAACGGGCGGAGGCGTTCGGTGGTCCCCGCCGAGGCATACGAGTTGCTGATCCACAAATGGCCGATGCCGGTGCCGAGGATCTCCAGCGTGGCCTGACCGCCGTCGAACATGGCGTTGGCGATGTGGCATCCCGTGTAGCCACCGTCTCCGGTGAAGATCGTGCGGCCAACGAAGCAACAATATCCCGTGATGTTCAGGCCATCCGACCGGCCCACCCGCAACGAGATCGTTTGCCCATCGTAGTAGACGTTTTGGAGCCCCGAGCCCATCTCGAAGGTCCAGAAATGGTATTGGTGGATGTGCGCGAAATCCTGCACCCCGATACCGTCGCCCATGTTCACGCCGCAATCGAGCGCGCCCATTTCAATGTCTTCGAGCCAGTAAACCACGTTGAGCGCGTTGGTCGTGATCCCGTCCCAGGCACCGCCGATCCGCAACCGGATGCACTGGATGCGGTAGCTTTGGGAGTTCGAGGAGATCGCCCACGGGTATTTGACGCCCGTTCCACCGGGGCTGGAGGTGCCGCCAGCGGCCAGGGTTTTGAAGTTGGCGCGCGAGGTCTGGTCCTGGGGTTGGGCGAAGGTGATGCCAAAGTCTCGGAGCACCGGACCCGCGTCGAAGAATGCCGCGTTGCACATGATCACGGCCTCGGCGGTCGGGTCGAACTTGTCGTCGACGTAGAGGATGGAAGCCCCGCGAGCGTCGCCATACATACCCTGGCTCGCGGTCAGATTGATCTGGTGGTTCACCCGATAGGTGCCGGTCGGAAGATAGACCGCCTTGTGCCGCCCGTTCGGACCGACGACGCCCGCCGCGAGGTTGATCGCGTAGGAGCTATCGTATGTGCCGGTCGGATCCGCCCCGTAATCGAGGACGTTGATGCTATTACCGATCCCTCCCGGGAGGTTAACCTTCCAGCCGTTCCAGAAGATGTTGTCGAGGTAGACCGGCGTCGTCGCCGTTCCGGATACGACATAGTAAAAGGCGTCGGTGAGGCCGGTGACGTCCCTCACCATCCGCGTGTCGCTCATGTGGAGCGTCGCCGTGCCGGTGAGCTTGATGTAGGCGTTCACGCCTCCGCCGCCCGCGTTGAGGAGCATATTCCGGAGGGTGAGGACGCTGGCGTTGTTGACCTGGATAAATTCCCGGGAACTCTGAAGCCCGTCCCACATGCTCGAGTCACCGAAGGTGACGGTGCCACCGTCGATGACCATGCCATTATTGAATGGCGAGGCGTTGCCCAGATCGAAGTTGACGAAATGGGAGTGAAACCCAATCGGGGTGTTGATGTAGATCGGCGTCGTCAGGGTGTGGCCCTTGGAGGAATACCCGCTCGTGATCTGGACGAAGCCGCCACCAGCGGCGACGATGTTCAGGCTGGCGTTGTTCCCATCCAGCATGAGGTTGATGAACTCACCCCAGGACCACCGGGCCGTGAGGTTGACGATGCCAGTCCAGGACTGAAGGTTGTAGATGCCGACGCCATCGGTCTCGCCGAAGTTGGCGCACACCGTCGTCCCGTCATAGTAAGTCGCGCTGAAAGCGGTCCGCTCATGGGGGACCGTCGCCGAGAAATAACCCCAGGGCCAGAACCGGAAGTTGTTCACGGTGGGGAAGTTGTAGCAATCATCGATGTCCAGGCCGATGTCGAAGGCCCCGCAATCCACCTTCTCGATGGTGAACGACGAACCTCGAAGCCAGATGCCATCCCATGCGTTGATGATCATGAGATCGCGAAGCGTCGTGGACTCTCCGGTCGTGTTGTAGATCGCCCAGGGGTATTTAATCCCGGTGCCGCCAGGCCCCGCCGTGCCGCCATTGGCCAGGGTTTTGAACATGGAGCGGACGGAGGCGAAGTGAATGCTATCCCCAGCGAAGATGCCCTCGTTGACGATCACCTTATCGAAAGTGATGGTGTTGCCTGAGACCGAGGTGACCAGCGCCGGGATGTCCTCGGTGAACAAACACACCGTCGGAATGACCCAGTGAGTGATGTCGACGACGGACATGCCGACCTTGATGCCCGCCGCCGAGGCGACGATGACCGACGAGTTGCCCGCCGCCACGGCCACGGTCGCGGTCGTGATGATGTCGGTTGGTTGCACGAATTTGATGATGAGGTTCGAGACCTGGCCACGGGCATCGGCCTTGTCGTGGATCCCGGTGATCAAGATTACGCCGGTCGTGACGGTGGGATCGAAGCGTGGATCGATCAGCAAGATCGAGGAGTGCCCCTCACCGAAGAGGGTTTGCGGGCCGTTTTCGGTGGCCAGATGTAGCTGGCCGGTGATGAGGTAGGTGCCACGCGGGACGAAGACGTTCTTTCCCGTGGCGAGCGCGGCGCGGAATGCCTCGGTGCTATCGAGCACCCCGCCCGGATCGGCTCCTTCGATGATGACGTTGGAGGCGTCGCCCATGAGGGAGTCGAGTCGGTCAGAATTTTGGTTGAGGTGGTAACCCCATTGCTCCGCGTCGGCGTTGTAGAATGGCTTTTTGAGATGCAGGTTCGGGGTCGTCGTGAACTCGTTCATAGTTTCACCTGAACAACGGAACCGTTCCGGTAGAGTTGACCGAAGGTGTAGCCAGCGGCCCCGGCGGCGGCGTCGTCAGCGTAGCTCGGCGCGTTCGCCACCTGGGTCAGCGCGATCTTTCCGGTGGCGCGGCTGAAGCGCATGACCTCGGCGATGAGGTTGCCGCTATTGTCGTAGGCTCTCAGGTAGAGATCGTCGGACATATCGCCCTGGGATGTCTGAAGCGCCCATCCGAGATGAAGGCCGGTGATGAAGAGCAAGGACTTCGCATCCCCGAGGGGGCCCGCGATGGCCACGGTCCCGGCTGGTCCGGTCTGATATCCGGCTTGCAATAACTCCGAGGAGAACTCCGCGCCGGTCACGCGGACGAGGCCGGTCATATTTACCTCGCCCGCGATCGTCGTCTTCGGGGTCGGCGTGTTGATCTCGGTCGAGGTGATCACGGAAATGGTGGGCGAGCCGATCCGGAGCGTGTTGCTCTCGTCGAAGGGAAGCGGCACGCCGCCAGCGGCGGTGAGGTAGACATTCCCGGAGCCGTTGACGATGCCGTTACCGGCGCTCACGCCGATGAAGGTGTTGTCGTTGCCGCCATTCAGCGTGTAGCCCGAGACATCGCCGTAGCAGCTATTGCGGTTGCCCGTGATGGTGCCGCCGCCGGGCACGCCATAGCCGGACGCGAACCCATAGAAGGAGTTCATGATGCCGGTGGTCAGACCGTAACCAGCGATGTTGCCGAAGGCGGTGTTCCGATCGGAGGCATCCTGGGCCAGCCCCAGAGCGGCCCAGCCGAACGCCGTCGAGCGGTGCGCCGTCGGCCCGAAGTTGTTGAAGCTGAATGATCCCAACTGGAAACTTTGGTGATCGCTCTCGGGCCGGAAGACCCGGACATTGCCGTAATGGCCGACCGTGTTCTCGCCCTGGTTGGCGAAGACCGTCTTCCAACCGGTGGCGTTATGCTCGATCCAACCGAGATAGTTGCCGACGTTGTCCTGATTGATCTGCACCGAAACGCCGGTCGATCCAGGGCTGGCGGGTATGTGCAAGCCATCGACCTGGAGCACGCCGGTCGTGTGCTGATTGATCACCGGAGCCAGCCACGCCACGGGGTCACCAGCGGCGATGATCGTCGAGTCGTTGATGCGAAGGACGCCGCCGCCGAGCACGCGGATACATTCGACCGTGGGATTGTAGGTGAGAAGGAAAGCGTTCGAGACCGACGTGGTGCCGCCGTGGCATTCCAGCAATCCAACGGGAGAACCGCCGCCGCTATGGGCATACCAGTTGGTGATTTGCACGACCTGGCAATTATTCACGAGGATCGAGGTGCGCTCGTTATCGGCCCCGCCTCCCGACGAATAGATGTTCGCGAACTGGAGGAAGAAGGCTCCATTGATTTCGATGGTGGCTTTTGGGGAGTCCATCGCGAGGTTGGTGAACGAGAACCATCCGGATACCGCGTCCGGCGTGAAGATAAGCTGGGACTGGAAACACGAGATGTTCTGAGCGGTCAGTCCGTTTTGCGCGCCGATCCGCATGGCGATGGTCTGGCCGTCCATGTAGATCTGGAGTTGCCCGGGCCAGCACCCGAAGGCCCAGAACTCGACGTCGCTGACATGGGCCCAGTCAGCCACGGGCGCGGCGCTGGTGCCGCCGATCGAGATCCCGATGTTGAAGGCGGCGATCTTCAGGCCGTCGATCCAGAAGCACGCATTGTCCGCGTTGATCCCGTTCCACGCACCCTGAATGAAGACGTGCTGGACCTGGATCCGACCGGACTGGCCGTGCCCGGCACTGACTGGCTCGGTCGCGATGGCCCAGGGGTATTGGACCCCACTCCCGCCCGGTGTGTAGGAGGTGCCTTGCCCGAGCGGGGCGAAGGTCGACCGCGAGGTGACGTCGTTCGGCTGGATGAACCAGAAGCCGAGGTTCTTGATCGTCGGGCCGGGGTCGATGAACGATCCGGTGCAATAGATAACGGACTCGGCGTTGCGGTCGAAGTTGTCGAAGATCAGAAGGTAGGTGCTTCCCTCGCCGTCGCCGAAGAACGATTGCCCGTCGGTGAGCCGGATCTGTTTGTCGACCCGGTAGCTTCCCGTGGGGAGGTAGACGCCGAGCCGATGGCCGTTCGGGCCCATGAAAGAAGCGGCCTGATTGATCGCGTCCGAGCTATCGGTTTGCCCGGTGGGGTCCGCTCCGTAAGCGAGGACGTTGACGTATCCCGCGTTCCAGATCCCGACGGCCTGGTCGAGGGTGTCAAAATTCTGATTGTAATGGTCACCCCACCTCCCCGCATCCTTCTTGTAGTTCGGCTTGAAGAGACCGAGCCGGGGGGTCGTGGAGAAGTCAGCGCCGCCGTCCATTGCTATTCCCCGGTCATGTGGTGATCGAGATGAGTTCGGCGTTCGACAAGCCGCGTGGCCAGTAGACGACGCGCCGGATGTAGCCGTTCAGCGGGCCGTCCCCGAGCGGGGCATGATTGCCGATGCACAATATGTTCGTGTCGGTGATCGCGGTGAAGGCGACCGTGCCGATCGCATTGGCGTTGAACGATCCAGACGCGGTCAGCGAGACTGGCCACGACCCGGCGATCTTGGAGATGCCGTTCGATGCCGTGCCGACGAGGTCGCCACGCGCGACGACGTTGTTGAGCTTCGAGATAAACGCCTGACCCGTGTTGTTGGTCTCGCGCGCCCTCAGCCACATCGTTGTTTGCGCGATGTTCGCGCCCTGGTTCGTCAGCCCGACGACATCGTGCGGCCCGACCGCGTCGAAGGCGCGGGGGTAGATGAACTCGGCGAAGAGCGAACTCTCACGCGCGTTGAACCACGCCCCGACCGGCACGGCCACGTTATCGATGGCCCTGGTGAGCCCAACCGTCGTCGTGGGAATGAGGCTACTCACCGTGCCGCCCACCTCGACCTGGGCTCCCCACAGATATGTTCCTTCGCCCGGGACACCGACGTAAGCGGGGCCGTAAAATCCAGCCAGCGGCGTGTTGCAGTTGTTTATTCCGAGGCGGACTTGCGTCGTGCTCCCGCCCGCCACGCAACCCGGCATGACACACCGGTAAATTCCGTTGCCAACACTGGTGATGGTTCCGCCGCCAGCGGCCACCGTGCCGGTCAGTAAATCGAAGTTATTGATCGCCGCCGGTTGCCCGCCACCCAGATCATCGAAGATCAGTTGCAAGTATCTGATCTCTCCCATCTTGGCGTAGACGGAACATGTGTAGGTGCCATTCGGTATCCCCACGCCGATGGCCTGATAGCCATGAAATGAATTGGTCGCGTCATTATCCATCTTCGTGAATGTATTGGTGCCGTCGGGCGCGACGCCGACGCCAGGGGTGAGCGTCGCTGCGTTCTGGAACCACCCGGATCCCGGCGTGCTCGGGAACACAAGATTGGTTCGCGCGGCCTCGATCAGCAAACCGTTGAGGACTTTGGTGGCGGGGTCGTAGTCCCACCGAGGCTGGTCGATCGCCGCCGCCCGCATGACCCCGGCGCTATCGGTGTAGGTTCCCGTGCTCGCCCGGCTGAACCGGACATGCGGATCGAGCGCGCCGGGGGTCAGAAAGCTCATGTCGAGCGTCGGCCCGAGGAAGGTGACGGCTTGCATGTCGGTGTCCGGAAGCACCCTCGGCCAGTAGGAGACGCGGCGGATGTAGCCACTGGCGTTATTGGCTCCGCCATTCACCACATCGACCGTGAAGATCTTTATGCCGTTGGTCGCGAACTGAGCGTATCCAGCACTTAGGGTAGCGCTGGTCGCGATCGGTCCCGCGTTCGCGCATATTTTCGCCTGACCCGGGGCCCAGGATGACACGGCCTTGGAGACCACATTCGGGAAGACACCATTGGCCGTGGTCAGGATATTGGACCCATCGAACTGACCCATGGCATTCGCGCTGGCGGATAAATAAATCGGGGTCGCATCTCCAGCGTTGATCCCACTTCCGATCACGCGACCGTTGGTTGGAGTTTGCATGAAAGAAACGAACTCCGCGAACCACGTCCCGGCTGACCCACTGAAGCCACTCAGAGCGGCTCCCGGATAAAGCAAAACGTCTTGCGACCGCTGAACCGAGGTAACGGTCGTGGGAATATAGCTACTCGCGTATTTGTTGATCTCGCATTGCGCGCCCCAGATCAGGATGCCGTTGCCGGGGGTGCCCACATAGGGGGGGAAACCGCCTCCGAGATTGTCTTTCGTCAGAGAGGCCAGAAGTCTACCGCTCGTGGCGGTGCCGAGCACGCCGGTAACCATGCAACGATACACGCCGTTGCCGACATGACGTATCGACGCGGTCGTGCCCCCGGCGACGGCCCCGATCGCTCCCGCCAGCAAATCGAAGTTCGCGGACACGGAGATACTTACACCATCATCGATACCCCAGATGAGGTAACGATTTTGCGCCGCCTTGGCGTAGATGCTCATGGTCAAGGTCGCGGACGCGGGGAACGGGATGTTGATCACAATCAACGTGTGGAAATTGTTGGCGGCGTCTTCCGCCAGTTTGACCATGGTGTTCGTGCCGTCCGGCGCGATGCCGGATCCGGGAGTGAGCGTCGCGTTCAGCGCTTGCCATGGCGAACCAAACGTCGCGGACGGCCAGGCGAGGTTCGTGCTGGCGTCCTCGATCAGAAGCCCTCGGGCCTCCAGCGTCGCCGGGTCGTAGTCGAAACGAGGCGTGTTGATCGCCGCCGAGACCATCACGCCGCTACTATTGAAATAGGTTCCGGTGGTCGCCCGCGTGAATGTGCCGCCGGATCCGAGACTTTCGCCCATGAAGCTCCGGTCGAACGTCGGGCTTCGCGATGATGCCAGGGGGCCGGGGCCGAGCTTCTGGTAAGCGCCCGCGTTCCCTCCCAGGGGGACGGGTTGGGCCAGCGCACTCGACGCGGCGAGCGCGGACGCCCCGCTCAGAAGGTGTCGGCGGGAGAGGTTCACTTCAGGCCGTAGCCGCTGAACTGATGGCCCGCGTCAGATGTCACGACGGAGACGGCACCAGCGGCGGGGGTGATCACGTAGCCCTGGCCTGGCACGATGCAGGTCGTGTCCCCGCTCGACGTCGTCCCGGAAGCGACCCCGATCTCGTTGACGCACATATTGACCGTCGCCGAGGGTGGGTTCTGGAGGAAGCCTCCAGCGGTCCGATTGCCCGCCGCGATCGCGGTGACGGCGGCGTTGCCCGTGGTCACCGTCTTCACGTCGAGGGTGACGATGGTCCGTGCCGCCGGGCTGGTCTGGATGGATCCCGTGCCGGGCGTTCCGCCGGAAGCTCCGGTCGCGGGCACCCATTTGGTGCCGTCGAAGACGTAGTTGAAGGCTTCGTGACCACCCGGCACTGACTGAGCCGAGGCGGATCCGGCGATGAGGAGGGCCGTGAAAGCGGCGAGAAGCCAGCGCATGGCGGGTCTCCGTCTGACCCTTCCTTGGCCCCGGAGCGGGACGGGAATGGCCGGTTTCAGGAGCCCGGTCCGGCGCGGACCTGACTATTCGGTGGTCTCAAGCTCTCTAGCAGGTTTTTCTTTTACCCCGTAACTCCTGCGGATTACCTCGGAGCGATCGAGTTGTTTCTGATCCTCGCGACGAGCGGCGCGTCGTTCACCGAGTTGCGCGGCCTTCTCGGCGGCGGCGTTCCCCGCGTCGGGGCGGAGCCAGTCGACGATCTTGCTGGCGCGGCCCGCCTCTTCGCCCGCGTCGGTCAGCATCTTCGTCGCCTCTTCGTCCTTGCCGTCGTTCACCAGACGTTGCACCTCGGGCATGATCTCGGCGGTGTCGAATTTGATCATGTCTTCCCGCTTCTTGTTCGATCCGGCGGATGGCCCATACGGATAGCCGCGCGAGAGCGAACCAATCCCGGAGAAGTTGAGGAGCACCCGGGCGACGGCGAGCCCTCGTTCCCTCGCCGTGGGAGGGGCGTTCCCGACCCAGTGCGAACCCGGAGCGTTCATCGCGATGTAGATGTCCCTCTCCATTTCGATGGGGAACATCACATGGCTCATGTGTTTGGCGGTGCGCCAGACGTTCTTCAGATCGAAAGCATCGTCGGTCGGACGGCGATAGTCATGGCCGTAGTCGTCCTTGCCCGACATGAACTGGTTCGCGGCCTTATACATCGTGCTTTGCTTGCGTTCGAGGGTGCCCGCGAAATCGGAGATCCAATCGATCAGTTCCTCGCCGACCTTGCCCAGCGGCGTCCGCATGTAGAGGTATTGCGGGGTGGATCCGTAAGGCATGACCCGGGCCCGGTTCGTCTTCCCTGGTTCGTTGTCGGCCATCGGAAGGAGCCGGTTGATGGTCGATGGGATGAACAAAGATTTGAGCGGATTTTCCATGACGTAGTTCACCGTCTCATGGAAGCGCCGGACATAACCCTCGGGGACGCTTTCTTCCGACTCCTTGTCATTCATATAATTATAGACCGCCTGGGAAGCGTGCTGGATCAGCATCCCGAGCATGTAGAACGCGAGCATATCGAGCGCGCCCGTCCACTGGGCCTTCCCCCGCATCCACTTCCTGAACTTTTTCGCCGCCTCCGGACCGGCCTCGGCTTCGACGTGATTGACGATGTGCATCGGCGCACCGGTCACCACGTCTTTGATGATGCCGAGGTTGCCGCCCGTGAACGACCGCGAGAACAAAAGGAACTGGGCGAGGGTGTTGGCGAGACGCGACATGCCCTCGGGAGGGAGCGCCCCGGCATAGCGGTTCGCGAGATGCGCCGCCGCCGTGTAAGCCGCCGTCGGATGCCACCCAGCGGCCAGCCGATCCTCGGCGACCGCGAGACCGATGGCGATCTGGAGATCCATGACCCGGTTCCAGAGAAGCGTATTCATGGGGTGACGGATCAGCGCGGCCATGGCCTGACCGCCACGCGGAGCCTTCCCCGCGAAGTTGGCCAGGGCGTTGCGGATGTCCACGACGGCCTCGCCCACCAGGCCGAACCGCGATTTGTAAGTGAACTCGTTCATCAGCGAGACGGGATCGCCGATGAAACCGCGCATGACCGGTGCCATGCCGTGTGCCACCAGCGTATCGATCCGGGGATCTTCCGCCATTCTGGCTCGCCGCCCGACGGCCAGGGCGGTGAGAGCGACGAACTTGCCCCCGGTAAATAGCGGGCCCGCCCGGCCAAGCTCGACCTGAAGATGGATCAGCGGGGATTGCATGACGAAGTGGGTGCTGACCGCTTTCACGGCCATGAACCCCCGCATCAGGGCTCCCGGAGCGGCCCGGAAGACCGCGTCCAGCGGGGCCCGGAAGGCTTCGTCGATGAAGATGGCTTGCTTCTCGAAGACCGGGTTGCCCTTCGAGTCTTCGACGACCTTCCCGTAACGATCGAACGTCGGAACCATCTTATACATGGAGGGGTGACCGGCCATGTAGAACCCTCGTTTAGGGGGGGCTCCCGACGTCTGGGTATAGCCAGCCGCGATGCCATTCTTCGTGAGGGACATGATCGCCTGAAGCAAATCATGCCCGGCGATGGCCGCGTGGATCCGCTCCAGAGCGCCGACGAGGCCGACGATGTCGTCGACCAGTTGGACGTTTGGACCATACTTCGCACGCGCCGCGTCGAGCGTGTCCTGGATCTCCTCATAGTTCCGGAACCGGGGGATCTCGGTCGTCAGGTTGGTGCCGAACGGGTGCATATCTGGCGTCGGCGTGCGGCCCCATCGCGCTCGCGGCGTTCCGCCCGGAAGGATCGCGTCGTCCTTGATGATGCGCCGCGCCTTCTTGCCGGGCTCCATGATCACCAGTTGCCGGGGCATCCAGTAAGCCCAGCCCTCGGCGTTGGGATCGACCATTCCCCGGCTCTTCAGTTGATTCCAGTAGTCTTCCTGGATCGCTTTCAGACCATTGACGAGAGCCTTGCCTTTCGGTCCGAGCCCCTCGACGCCCATCTGGGTCGCGTCCCACCGGGCCCGCATCTGGGCCTCGTAACCCGGCTGGGGAAGCGGGGATGTGGTCGCGAGTTCACGGGCAAGCTTACGCTCGAAGACCGATTGCTCGGCGACCGCGCGTCCGATCGCCCATCGCTCGTCGATCTTCTGGGTGTCGCGGATCATCTGGGCCAGTTGGCCGAACTTGCGCTGACCCTGACGGATGTTGTTGGCGAATTTGAACGCCTCCTCCCCCGCCTCCTTCGGACCGAGGCGGAGCGGGGCCACGAACTCCAGATAGTAGTGGCGGGCGTCTTCGTATTTCGGCTGATCCTGGACCCACTTAACCAGATCCTTGATCGGCTTCCCGGCTTCGAGCCCGAAGGCGTTATCTACTTCCTGGGTGGAGAATAGTCGGCCCTGGACTGCTCTTGGAGCGACCACCGGACTCCCTCCAGCGCCTGGACCACCTCCGGTGGGTGCGGCTGGGGCATTGCTTCCAGTCGGCGTTGGAAGTCCAGCAACTCGCTTCGCGGTTGGAACGGCGAGGGTATATCGATCATGTAGTCCACGGCTGGCTCTCCTCATGGCGTCCAACGCCACGTCTGGAAGGATATATGTAGACGAATAGTTAATAATTCCATCCTGGGCCAGGAGTCGATTCAACGCATCGCCATACGCGATTTGCACCTCCGCATGTGTCATATCCCCGAGCACCATCAGCTTTTGGAAGATCGGGATCATCTCTTGCCGGTAGCCTTCATGCGATCTGGCCAGCGCGTTTCCGAAGCCGTTCGCCATGTAAGGGTTTTCGGTTCGCTGACTCGGATCCGGTAGCGATACGGTGAAGGTGTGTCCCGCCGGGATGTGGGCGACGACATTGGTTATGCCAGGCGACGTCAGCATTTGCAGGTCGCCCGCCGAGATCGAGGTTTCGTTCGGGTGGTTGTGGTGGATCGTGTAGGCGTCGACCGCGCCGTAAGTGTGCGCCCGTTTGAAGGAGACGGTCAGCCGTTCGTTGGCCGTCCCGGCATGGATGATCCGCCCCGTGGCGTTCTCGACGACGGCGAGATGTTCAAACCCGGTCTGAGCGCCTCGGGAGAGCACGAACTCCATCGCCGCCTCATGCCCACCATCCGGATTTTGGACGAGGTGAAGCTCATCGGTGAAGTTCGGCACCTCGTCGTGCGCCCATTTTGAAACCGGTGGCGGCGGAGCGGGGGGTGCCGGTGTCGCGGCGCGGGGCTCGAAGAGACCGGCTTGCTCGACCCTCGGGGCGAACAATCCCTCGTCGGCGGCTTTCTGGTTTGGCTTCGTCAGACGTCCGGTCCCGGTCTGATCCCGCGCGATCTGGGCCTGAGCCGCCGACGGCCTCATCCCCGGCATCTCGACCTGGTTCGGATCGTTGCGGATCGTCGGCTCGCGCGGACCCCTCCCGGCGGACAAGTCGCCTTGCTTTTGTTCGACCGATTGATCTTCCCACGGGACTTCCGTGACTTTCGATACTACGTCGTGGTGGAACTCGTGGCCTCTCGCCACGTCATGCGCCTCCAGCCGATCCTTGAAGTCTCCGACTTTATACCATGGCGGCTCTGGCTCGCCCGGCCTTGGTTCCGGGCGAGTATGAACGGTCCAAAGCGAGCCGGATGACTCAGCTTCAGGTTGATCCATTTCCCTTCTGGCCCGAGCCATGGCTCTTCGGCTGGGGACCGGCCTCATGCTTCGGAACGACCCAGGCGTGTTCGCCAGCATTCCGTTCTCGACCCCCGGCGCGTATTGCCGGGCTCCGTATCCCTCGTAGATCCGCCCCGAAGCGTCGCGGCCAAAGAGCCGTTGGATGGCCTGGACGAAGCGGCGGAAGATGTCGCGGAAGTGCGACCAGATCGACCGGACGACGGCGTCCTGGATGTCCATCTCGTTGAAATGACGGTCCGTCATCGTCTCCGCGAAATACTCGGAGAGGTTCGTGTAACGGTAATTCTCGCGGGTTACCCGCATCCGAACCCGTGGATTGGCGGTGCCCGCTCCGGTGACCGTGACGCTCCTCATGGCCTCCGGATTTTGACCGTGCCGGGTGATCCAGTCGACGGCATTCAGATCGGTCAGTTCCCGGCGTAGCTGGCCCTGGCCGTCCATAAACTCCCGCATCCCGGGGTTGTTTCTGAACCACCGCTCCCGCTGACGATGAAACTCCCTCGCGAGCGCGAGCCGATCTTCCCGGGGTAGCATCCGCTCCAGCGAATGCCACAACTCATGGACCATCGTATGCGGCACCGAGCCGTTGTCGATCGCCGCCCGGAATAGAGAAACGACATGGCTCAGGGGGTCGTATAGCCCCGCCGCGCCATGGCCATGTTGCAAGATCCGGAGGCCGACATCGGTGAACATATGCTCGCCGATGAACTGGATGAACTGATCAACCTCCCTGATCGCATCAGGATGGATCGTCGACGGTGGACGGTCCGCATGTTGCCGCGACCGATCCAGGTTCGCTTGCATCCGAAGCCGGTTGATCATCGCCTCGGGGCCGCGACGGATCACACCCACCCGAGAATTATTAAGAGCGGTCCGCATCGGGGCCATACCACCGGCCCTCGGCGCGAGGGAGAAGAAGCCGCCCTGGCCCTCTACTGGGGGTTCTGGGCCTTCGCCCGCTTCTCCAACGCCACCAGAAGTATCGCCTGGTCGTACAGCTTCGTTCTCTCCGCGTCGGACAATCCCACGGACCTGGGTGAGGAACTGGCTGACGAGGCCGGGGAGGGCTTTCCCTCCTGCAAGGTCTGAAGCGAGCCCGGTAAGCGCGTCAGAGATTGGCCCTTTAGAACTGGCTTGCCGTTCAAGAATATCGAGAAGTTGCTCATTCTCGGTTTTAGCCCGGACGTTACCCTCGCGGTCAAGCTGATTGCCCGCCGCCGTCAATGACTCCTCGCCCCGGACCGCCGCGCCGAAGACCCGCTTGTTGCCACGCAGGTTGGCCTTCGCCCGGTCCAGAATGCGCGCCCGCTGGGGAAAGAGCGACTGGATGGTCGGGCCCATGCCCTCCATCTCGGTCTGACCGCCCTCGACATCGCGCGTATAGCCGGTCGCGACGATGTCTTTGACGATGCTCCGCGCTTGCTCGGAATTGTTCGGCTCCGCACGCGCCAGCACTGAGAGAGCGGCTACCTGCTGGGCCGGATCGGCGATCAGATCGCCGACGTGCGCCGCGTATCCGGGGGGCACGATGCCGTTGACGACGATGCCGAATGCCTCATCGCCGAGCTTGGCCAGCGCGTTGCCTTGCTGGACCATCTGGCTCCGGGGCGGGAGCGAGGGGAGCGCGCGATCTCCCGGAAGCGCCACCTTGGCGCGAAGAACTTTGGCCGCGTCGATCGCGGTGCCGCTTCCCTCGGCGATGTTCTTGTAGGCCGCGAGCACGCGCATGTGTTCTGGCGTGTAGCCGTCCGCCTCGCGGTAGACGCGGGCTGGCATCTCGACATTTGGCTGACCGGCGGCGGTCGCCCGGGTCGCGAGATCGTGCCGCTGGTGACCGTCGGCCACCCAATACTGACCGGAGTTGTCTTGCCAGGCCATGATCGGGCTGGCGAGATCGGACTCCCATTTGGTGGTGCCGCGAAGCACGCCGGTCACGCCTTGCTCGTCGCTCTCCTTGAACTGGAATCTCTTGGGATCGACCTGAAGCTGGTCGGGCCGAAGCATGACGTAAGCGCCAGTTTGCGGAGCGGCGGCGGTCGGTTCAGAGGTAACGGGCGTCGGTGTCGGCGTCGCGTCGCTTCCGATCGTCACGCCCGGAGCGACCTCGGTCGGCGTCGTCGGCGGCGTGACCGTCTCGACCGCTGGCGGCGTCGGTCCCGGCATCGGAATGACCGGGGGTGTTTCGAGCGGGGCTCGCGGTGCCGGGGGAGGAACCGGAGCCGGGAGTTGCGGTGTGGACTCTACTGGCGGGGGCGGCTGAACGGCGGGTGTCGTCCCCTCACTTTGCGCCGTCGTCGGCTGGGTGCGCTCGGCCTGGGGTTGCTCCACCGCTGGACCCGGATCGTCCACGCGAGGCGCGGCACCGGGAGCATACGTCTCATCCACCGCGCCCGGACGCCATCCTTCCGGTTTCGGCGGCTCCGGAACATTGGGAGGCCACCGCCGGTTCATCTCCTCTCGGGTCGCGTCCCATTCCCGTCGGTGAGCGTTGACCCGATCGTCAGCCGACGGCGCTCCCCGGTAAGGACCGACCTCGGTGGAGGAAGACGCACCGGGCATTTCGATGTTGAGGTTCTCGGGATAGAGCCGACGACCGAGCCCGATGGCGGCGTCTCGCGCGTCGCCCATGATCCTGTGTGGCGCATGGAACGCGGCCCCGGTGATCGCCTGAAGCGCCATCTCCTCGGGATCGCCGACATGCTCGGTCAGAGCCTGGGACGGGCTGAACCCATACTTCACGATGGCGTTGTCGATGATGGTCTGGGTCTGCATGATGCCGACCATCGATCCGCTCGCCGTGGCATAGTCGATGAGCCCGCCGAGCACCGGGCCTTTCAGGCCGGGAACGAGGCGACCGAACAACTGAGCCCCCGGAATCGACATGAGACCCGCGCTGACCAGGCCGCTTGCCATCGCGGCATCGTGCGCTTGCTGGGGTGACGCGCCCCTCTCCTGGGCCCGCTCGAACATCCCCTCGTAACCCTCAAGGAAGCCGACGCCCATCACTCCCGGGAGCCCGCCGATCGCCGCGCCGACCAGGATCGGGGCCATGCCGCCAGCCATTCCGGCCAGTTTCACCACCGCGCGTCCCTCGTGAGAGACGTCCACCGGGGCGTTTCGTTCGCTCTCCCTCCTGGCGGTTTCGACGATGCCACCCGCGAGGGACGGCTGGGGGTTGGCCGTGACCGTGCCGAGACGAGCTTTGAACTCAGCCCGCTGGCTTTCATTCATATATTGATAGCCGGATGGATCTTGCTCGTCGGGGACCGTCTGACCGGCGTCGATCTTTTGGATCGCGGTCATCTGACCCGACGTCAGAAGCGCTCCGAACCGGTCCACCATGCGAGGGACCGCCGCGATGGTGGTCGCCAGCCCGGTCTCGGCACCCTGGCGGAACTTGTTGAACGCGGCCCCACTCAGTCCCTGGCCGGGAACCCTGGTTTCCAGTTCCTCATCGCCGCCCGTTTGCTCGGCATAAGTGAGGCCGGACGAGTCGGGCTGGCGCTGGTCGGGGTAGATCAGCCCCGAACGGACCTGTTCAGAAGTATAAGGTGTCGGAGCGATGTCGAGCCGCTGAACGATCGGGCGCTTATTCGGGTCGGGAGACGGCTTACCCGAGACCGAGGGTGGGGGCGTGGAAGGCGTGAAACCTTCACTCGCCAGCCGCGTGTATTCGTCCTCGGTCTCCTGGTCCGGGGTCATGGACTGACGCCGCGTCATGGCGGGAGGTTGCGGTTGCTTCGGTGGCTCCTCGGTCGTCCACTTCCAGGGGTCTTCGGTCTTTTCGACCGTGGGTTCAGCCGTGGCTTTCGGCTTTTCAGTCGTGGATTTCGCCGGTTCGGGCGTGGGTTCAGGCGTGGCGGGAGCGGCGACCTTGGCTGGCGGAGGGGTGGCTGGACGCGGTGGGACCGTTATCCAGTCCCCAGGATCCTTGGCTCCGCCCGCTTTCGGGACGGTGACCCAGTCGTCCGCCTCGTCAAGAGCCGTCTGGGCCATAGGTCGTGCCATCGGCCCGACGGGCCCGGTTCAGTTTCGCGCTATATTGATCGCCCGGTTGCACCCACGACGGCGCGGTTCCCGTCGGTGGTGTCACGGCTTGCTTCGACGGGGAGGAGAGCGAGGGGCGCGGCGGCGTCGAGCCCCGGAGCTTCGCGTCCTGAGCTTGCACTTCCCTGACGACATCGGGGTATCTCTTCCCGGGGTTCAACGCCCAGATGCGAGCCGAGTCCGAGAGGTAGCCACGGATCCGCGCATCATCCAGACCCTGAGCCCGCAAACGGTTTCGCTCATCGCTCGCCGACTGGCTATTCAGGATTTGTTGCTGGCGCAAAGCCAGACCTTGCGCGGTCATGTCGAGCCGCTGATCCCCTTGCCTCTCCAGGACGCCGTTCCGGGTGATCCTGATCTCGCGCGACGCCGCCGCATCAGCCGACCTGGTATCCTGGCCGCGTCGACGATCTTCCGACACCTGACCGGCAATATCCCGTTTTGTCTCGTCTCCCGCGTAGAAGAGTTCACCCTTCTGATCGATCTTGAGGAGATCCCGGTCGTTCTGAAGATTGTGGTTCCGAATAAGCTCGTCGATCCTCCGGTTTCTTTGCTCAGTCGTCGCGTTTCCGTTCGCCATCTTCCATTGGTTGAACTCCGAGATGGCGGCGTCGCGGTTTTTCTTTCGATCGACTTCTTGTTGCTGGATACTCAGGCGTTCATCGCCTTGCCTCCCCAGCCGATCTTCCCTGAGCCCGGCGTTCTTCGCCTGAGCGGCCCGCCAGACGGCGTTGGTCTTCGCCACATCGCGACGGGTCGCCGCCGCCTCCAGGGTTTGTTGCTCTTTGTCGGAGAGCGCGATGCCCTTCAGCGCGCCAGCACCTACGTTCACGAGGGCGTGGGGAGAAGTTCCGCTCATGATGCCGAGGCCGACGTTCATCAGCTTTTGCCAGCCCGAGACCTTCGGATTGTCCTCCTTATCCTTATCGGCGTCGGGCGATCCCGCTTGCACGGGAGGTGCTGGTGGCGGTGCCGGAATACCGGCCCCCGTATCGCCGCCGCCATCGGATGTATCGGCGGCGGGAGGCGGCGGAGCGTTCACGTTGGCCGGGGTGATGATGCCCTTCGCGCCCGCCGGGGTTGGCGATGTGCTCGCGCCCAAACCCACCAACGAGTCACCGGGACCGGATGCCCCCGTTGGATCGGACATGGTCCGGAGGGGTCGCGCCAGATCAGGCGGGCTCGACATGCTTCGATCGGCCCGCCTTCCAATGGTGAGGCCCGTCTCCGGATCGCTCGAATCGATGGTGTATGGATTGCTCCCCAGCATGGATGACTCGTCATAGGGATCACCACCCCCAGCAAGACCGACGATCCCGCCGCCACGCGCGACGCTCTGAGTCCCGGCCATGAAGGCCCGATACCTCTGGCGCACCGCCTCGTCGGCTTCCTTTCCCTGACCGGTCGAGAAGGTGCCGTAACGCCCGATGGCGCGCTCGTAATCGCCGCCGTTCTTGTCGAGCATCTTCCGAAGATACCCCGCCGCTCCCATGATCGCTTGCTGGGGATCCCACGGATCGATTTGCATTTCCGCCGCCGTGCCGGGCTTGAACTGGCCGATGCCCATGGTGCCCGAGAGGCGATTGTAGGCTTTCGGGTTCCACCGCGACTCGGTCGAGAGAAGCCACGCGAGTTGCTTCGGATCCACCCCGTATTTGGCGGCGGCTTGCTGAACCACGGGAGCCAGTTCGGGCGGTGGCGGCACATAGCCGGGGCCCGCTTGCATCGGCACCGGACCGTGCGGACCTTGAGGAGCCGGTGACGCGGATCCGCCTTGGGGAGGGGCGATGATGCCCGCGCCCTGGGGGACCGTCGGCCCGCCCATGTAGCCTTCCGGCAAACCCAGCGTGCTATTCACGCTCGGCGTCGGGTCGCCAACGTCGGGGATCTTGATGTCGACGTTTTGCTCGGGCTCGGCGGGAGCGCGCGGCGCTTCCTGGGGAATGTCGCCGCCTTCCTCGCGACCGATCCGGCCCCCGAATGCCTCGCCGCCTCCGCCACCGTCGCCCATCGAGTTAAACCCGGGCAAGTTATACGAGAAGATCTGACCCGGCACATCGGACTGGCGAACCAGGTGGCCCTCTCGGTTATAGATCGCTCCCTGATGGGTTCCGTCGCCTGGGAACGCTTGCACGTAAGCCGGATCCATCAGGTATTCGAGTTGGGCGGGCGTCGCCTGAACGTAGCCCCCGGTCGTCCCCGGGGCACTCTGGTTGGGGATGTGGTAAATGTTGTGTTCCGGATCGTCTTTCGGCACGTCGGGCACGCTTTTGGCGGGACCGTTCGTCGCGGCGACGGGCGGAGGAGGCGGCAAGGCCACCCGGCCCTTGGCCTGGCTGGCGAGGTAATCGTCCACCGAACCAGACGGCGCGATCCCCGCTCCACCACCGCCACCACCGGTCAGTTGCGGAATGCCCGGACCACCGTGTTTGCTTTCCATGATCGAAACGCTACCGCCGCCATCCAGCCTCGGCACGTTGCGATACATCTCGTCGTTGTCGATGATCCCGCCGCCACGGTCGAAGTGAACCTGGGAATTGAACGCCGATCCGGCGGCGGCTCCCGCCGGTCCGCCCCAAAAGGCGGCGGCGATCTGCCCGCCCGTCTTAATAAGAGAGCCGAGTTCGCTATCCTTTTGCGGTCCGCCGCTCGTGGTCGCGGTTTGCCCAAAATCCCCGAAAATTTTCCCCTTGCCGCCACCCGCGATGCCTTCGGGGACGACGCTTCCCTCATCGAGCGGTTTGGTCCCGTCGAGCGGTCCGATGCCGCTGGTCGGTCCACCGAAAGCGTAGCGGGGAATGATGCCGCCACCGACGGCGCGACCCGGGATCATTCCTCCACGCCGATAGATCCCACCAGATGATGGATTAATGCCCGAAAGGGCGGGATCGACGCCGCCATAGGACGGGGTTGTCCAGCTACCACTAGACCCGCCGCCACTTCCGGTCAGCCAGCCCTCTTTCCCGAAAGCGCCGCTTTGTCCGAGAGCCCCAACGCCCGCCGTCGCGAGACCTCCATACTGAGAGGCGAGGCTCGGACCCGGCGATGTGGTCGATCCGGTTCCGCCCGACGCGCTACCGAGACCCTGGACGATGTTGGATAGCCAACCGGTGGTCTGGAACGGATACGCCTGGTTCGCTTGCCATTCCTGGTAGGGAATGTTCAGCCCGGCCTGAGCCTGACCTTGCTCCATTCCGCCGACGCCGAGGAGCGCGTTCGACCCCGTCAATCGCGAGTTCAACGCCTGATTGCCGAGGCTTCCCATGCCCCCGGCACCTTGCATGTTGAGCCAGCCCTCGGCTTGCTTCGCGCCGAGTTCGGCCCCTTGCTGGTTGCCGTAAAAACCCAGTTGCGTCTTGGCGGCATCCGAATACGCCTGAGACTGGCCGGTCGCTCCCCTCAGTCCGAGATCCCCGGCTGATGTCGCGGTTTGCGCCCCAAGACCCCCGGCTGATGTCGCACCCTGAACGCCGAGTTGTCCCGATGCGATGGCACCCTGGAGAGCCTGGGCACCCGCGTTGGTCGCTCCTTGCACACCCAGTTGCCCCGAGTTCGTCGCCCCCTGAACGCCAAGTTGTCCGGCGTAATTCGCGCCCTGAACGCCAAGCTGACCGGCGTTCGTGGTGCCCTGGATCCGTTGCCGACCTTGCTCTTCCGCCGCTTGCGTCGCTTGCTGGTAGCCCGTGCTCCGAAGCTGGGCCATGATCGGATCCTGGGCTCGGGCTTGCTGGCCCGCGATGATCCCCTGAGCCACCGCTGACCGATCGCCACCCCACGCGCCGCGTCCGATGGCGTCGCCGATGATGCCTTGTTGCTGGATATCGTTCTGATTTTGAAAGTCCCGTCCCATCGCGTCGACCACGCTCTGGGTATAGGGATCCTCGAATTGCCTGATGCTATCCGGCCTGAACGTCCCGGTCGCACCCAGAATGTTCGACACACCCTGGCCGGTATAGTCGTAGATCGTGTCGACGCCCGCCTTGGTATAGTTGTCGATATTGCTGACGCCCTTGGCGGTCTGACCCAAGATACCCTGACCACCAGTCGAAGAGGCGTTGTTGATACCCGTCTGGCCAGCGGCGGTCTGGCCCCATATCCCGCTGACCCCGGCGTTCCCCGCATTGTAGATGTTGTTCGCGCCCTGACTGGCCGCGTTCCCAATATCGCCATTGGCGGAGGCATCCAGCCGACCCATGGCCTGACCCGGCATCGCCGCCATCATCCCCGCGTCGGGGTGCGTGGAATTATCCCAGATCGGTTGCGTGGCCCGGTCGATGTATTGCGCGCCCGCGTTTATGTAGGGATCGGAAATGCCCTGAGCGTTTCGCACGCCCTGGATCCCGGCTTGCTGATCCGGCGAGAAATCCGCGAGCTTCTGACCTGGGTAGGGCGAATATGGCGCACCCGCGACGCCGGTCGCGCGCTCGGTGATCTTCTTATAGGCGTCGAGATACTCCTGGGGAGGGGCATTCGAGGTGGTGGTCGTGTTGGTATTGCCGCCGCCGCCGCTCATTTCGACCTCGCCGCCGTGAAGGGGGATGGGTAGACAAAGGCCGCGCCAGCCTGAGCGAACTTCCGACGATAGAGCGCGATCTTGGAGCGGATACGGCGGGCCCCGAGCACGCCGCACAAGAGGTAAACCTGATACCCCATGTGCCGACTATGCTCATCGACCACCCATCGCTCGAAATCCAGAAGATCATCGGCGTGACGGCTTTTCCGGTGATCGGGATGCACGAACATCGCGATCTCGAAGTAATACCAGCCGTTGGAGAACCACCATTGCTGAGGATGAAGTATAACGACCGCGACCGGACGATTCGCCGGGCCATCTATTACTCCGACGAAACCTCCGCGAAGCCGGGTTCCGACCTGAAGCGTCTCCAGGATCTTGGTATCATCCATCGGACCCATGAAGGCGGCGTTCTCCGCCAGATCCTCCCGCAATAGCTCGACCAGAGCGGCCTCATCGTGCGCGGTGGCGATCCGCACGCTCGATGGCCTGGTCGTTGGGCCGTTGAAAACCGCGCCATCCTGATCGGCGACGAGGAAGCTCCGAAGCTCACGCCGCCCCTTGGCCGCGTCTCCATCGCCGAACCGGGCGAGTTGCTCCGCCGTGACGTAGAGACCGCCGGTCTCATCCATGATCGTTCCTGGTTTCGGGGACTGGTGCTTCCCGACATGGGCCAGTTCTTTCAGCGCGGCGCTCATCGTTTCATGCCGACCGGTTTGGGAAGTTTACTCATCTGGGCGATGATCTCTTTGCGCGACGCGACGATGATCTTGTCCAGGATGGCGTGGCCCTTCTCCATATCGCCCTGACCGAGGGCCAAAACCTGTTCCGGGGTCACCACGAACTCGCCGTGCGAGAGCGCCACCGGCCTCATGTCGGCTTGTGCCCCGCCTCGGGCTTTCTCGCTCGGTTCACGGTAGGGCGCGGGAGGTGCTGGGATCCCCATCCGCCGCCCGCCACCACCTTGCGGCATGGGTATTCCGCCCGGTCCCATCTGGAGCATCTTGGTCCAGGCGTTGGCCCCGGCCATGCTATTGCCCTCGCCGAAACCGGCCACGACGTCAGCCGGTATGACGTGAGATCCGGCGGGAGCGTGGGTCATGATGTCGTCGGCGCGGCCCGCCGTCGGCCCATGCAAGTAACCTTTGGCCCCGTCATAAGACGTGTCCCCGGGGTTTTGATTGAAATGCACCGAAGGCGGAGCCCGCTCCAGAACGCCACCGGATGCCCGGCTCGCTTGCTCTTCCTCGTGGGGTGATTGTTCCGGCATCGCCCGCTTCTGAGCCAGGATCTGCTGGATCATCTGACCCTGGGGCGAGCCGCCCATCATGACCGCGAGTTCGGCGAGCTTCTCCGTCGAAAGCGAGGAGTAGCGCTGGGCCATGCCACGTTGGATTGGGCTCATGGTCTGGGTTGTCGGCCTCAGTCCACCGGCCCCCTCACTGGCTGGATCGACGATCCCGCCGCCCTCGTCACGACCCTGGAAGTGCTTGTTGGCGATCGCGATGCTCATCCCCTCATCTCCACTTCGACGTAAAACCGCGTTCGCGATCCGCGCCGCGTGGTCCGACTGAGGGCCGCTCAGGCTATGGTTGTGCTTGGCGAACGACGATCCGGACCAGGGCATGTATGTTCTCCCTGAAGCCCGCTACCACACGTTGATACGGGAAGCCATTAACGCCGCCTCCGCGCGCCAATGAACCCGTAGACACCCATGCTTCCGGTGAAGTTGGCCGACGCCATGAGGTAGACCGTGGTGAGAGCGGAAAGCGCCACGCGGACGGATCCAACGGGGAAAGCGTTGCGCCCGCCAGCGACGAAATCCACCGAGAACTGAGTGTAGCCACCCAGACCTGGAGGCGGCGGCATCGTCGGGGTGGAAGGGCTGATCGCGGCGGTTTCCTGGGTGATCGTCGCCCCGGCCCCGGCCTCGAAGACCACGTTGCCGCTGACATCCCAGTCCCCCGGGGAGAGGTTGATGCTGGTCACCACGGTCGCGACCGCCGAGGACATGGCGATCCCGGCGGCGACGGTCGAGAAAATGAACTCGCCGACGATCCCGGAAGCCGCGTTGCCGTTCGAGTTAGTCCCCTGAACCTGCACGACATCGAGCGAGCCACCCGCGACGGAGAGGCGGTTGGTGATGCCGTTGACCTGACCGGCGTTCCACTGAACTCCGAGCGTCCCCGTCGTGGTGATCGGACCACCGGTAATGCCGGGGCCGGTCGTGTCGATGTGCGTGACGCTCCCGCCACCGCCTCCTCCGCCACCGGTCGCGGTCAGCGTGTTCCCGGCATCGAGGTTCAGGCCGGTTCCGATATGGACCACGGACGCGACGACACCGCCCTGACCGCCGAGAAGCCCCGTTGAAGCCATCGGGGCGGCGGTGATTGTCCCCGAAGGGCCGATCGAGGCGGGATTGAGGAACGGCTCGGCGTCGATCACGAGGCTGGTGGTGATCGCGACCTCGGAAATCTTCGAGAAGAGATCGCTCAAAGACCGCTGGATATTGATCAGGTTCTGATTGACGTCGGTCAGACCCTCGACTTTTACCGGAACGCCGAAGCCCGACATCAGCGGCTCCCATCAGGCGAGATGTTCGCGATCGGCTTGCCGTAACGCCAGAAAGTGCCGGGTTTGGTGCATTCGATGCGGATGCGCGCGACGCTCCCCGAGCCCCGCACGATGACGAACGGCGTTCCACGGTTCACCGGATACGGGCCATAGGTCCGCACCGGGTAATCGGTATCGTCGTCGGGAATTTCATCGGCGAAAATCACGCTCAACATGATCTCGCCGCCAGGATTGATGGAGAAATCCGGCCTGATCCGTTCCAGGAAGACGCTGACATGGGCCTCCTGGAGGTAAAACCAGCCCGAGAGGAAGCCGCTATCGTAGGGGTTCCCGTCCCAGTCGAGCGCGGTCTCGAATTGCTGGATCAGACCGTTGTAATCGGTGCCCAGCGGTGGCCCGACGATGCTTTGATCCGACCACGCGGAGATGTCCGGACCGAAGAAGCCGTAATCCCAGTAGGTCTCACCGGCATCCCACTGAACCTTCACATAGGCGGTGCAAACGCCGCCCGAACCATGCACCGGAAACCGCCACATGACCTCGCCGTAGAAGGCATTCGCGTCGGCGTGAATCGCGTCGACGAATGTCTTGTCCAGATTGTCGAAGACGAAGTCGATCACACTACAATCCAGTTCCTGGATGGCCCCGCCCTGGAAGATGAAGAAGGTATTCTGAGACATCCACACGATGCGTTGGCCAAGTTGAGCCACCGCGCGCCGGGAGATCAGCCCGCCGTTTTGCGAGAGATTGTTGAAGCCGTAGACCAGTGGGTAGTTCACGTAAGTAATCGACCAGACATCCAGGTCGGTCCAAAGAATACCCGAGAGACCGGGCCACATGACGGCCATGATCTCCGAGCCATGCGGGATCCGGAACGAGCCCGCCTGATTGTTCACGTCCGCCCGCCAGACCGTGATCCCGGCGACGTCGCACCATTTGACGAGCATCGGATCCTGAGCGCCGAGCGTCTCGGATGTGGCACCCCAGGTGATGATTTGCTGCTGAGGCGCGGCGACGATCAGGCCGTTGATCACCGCTGGCGCGTTCGGCACCGGGGTCGCGATGTTTCCTCCAGCGACGGGCGGGATCCAGTGATAGACGGTCCGACCGGCGGGGGAAGCCACCAGATCCTGGCCCCATTTGTCGAGCGACCAGTCACCCGATCCGGGACCGGTGACGGGCGTGATGTTGACGAGGACACCCCCGGCCAGGACGTCGAGCACGGCGGAGGTGCCGATGGCGACATACTTCGTTCCGTTCAGCGCCGCCCACGGCATGATCGCGGTGGCGATCCCGGCAAAGGGCGTGTTGATGACTCGCTGGCAACCGCCGAGCTTCTCGATCTGCTTATTGAGATAGCGGATCAGGTTGCTCTCGCTGATCTGGCCCATCGACTGAAACGCCGTCGAGACGGTGTCGACGTTCGGCTTGATGGCGAGGGTGACGGGAGAGAGCGCCATTACGCGGCCTTCCCTCCGGGATGCGGAATGTTCGGAGCGATTCCTCGGCGGCGGGCTTCCTCGAAGGCGCACGATCCGAGGAGCGTTTGGTATTGCCCCTCCCAGGACATCGCCGATTTTGGATCGTCGGCCTGGGCTCCATAGTTGCGCTTCAGCGTGCCTTCCATGAACACCATGCACCCGGCGACGAGGAGATCGGGGTAGGTCGTGCTGAGGTAGGTGCTCGCGTTCGCCGACGAGAGCGGCGTCGGCTGAAACAATCCCGTGGAGACCACCGTGTAGACCCCGTCCGGAGTGGGAGCGATCACCACCATCGTCTCATCCAGCATGGCCCAGTAGCGCCCGATGTTATCAGTCAGAGCCGGGTCCATCGTGGTCGCTTCGGGCCAGAAGAGGTTGATGAAATCGAGCGTGGCGCGATCGAAGGCGACGGTGCCGCTCGGCGTGGTCAGCGAGAAGCCTTCCTGGACCATGATCGGCGGCGTGATGGGCGAGAGATCGATCTGGCGAGATCCCGGTGACGTCGTCAGCGAGGTGTTTTGCGTCCGGTTCGCCAGGAGCGGGACTTCCCGGCAAATCCGCCCCTCCGCGTAGCTGATCGCGCGGGGATAGAGTGCCGCGAAGTCCGGCGGGACCGTGTTGTAGGGCGGCGGGGACTGAGCCAGCGAGATCAGAAGCTCGGTCTGGAGCGAGGTGAAATCGAGCGCCATCAGTTGGCCCCCGTGCAAACGAAATAGATTTGCCGACCGGACATATCCACGCCGTTGGTGGTCCAGTTCCAGGTGTTGCCGACGGCGACCGCCTGGACGATCACCCCATCGGTGCCGTTGGAATAAAACCGGCAAAGGTAGCCGAAGCCGAAGACCGGCCACGGCACCTTGAGCGCGCCTTTGGTGATCGCGCCGCCGGTTCCGATCTGAATGAAGCCGCTGAAAGCGCCGATCGGAACGGTGCAATTCGTTCCGCACCCGCTCGGGATCGCCACGGGGGCTTTGTCGAACTGGTTATTATTATACTGAACGCCGTTCCCGGAACTCGTCATATTCACGTCGTTGATCGCCTTCGGCCCGAAGGTGTCGATCGACCAGTTGCCGGTGATGAACGTCGTCGGCGCGGCTGGGATATCGATCACATCGTTGAGACCCTGGAACGCACTATCCCTGAGCAAGAACCGGGTGACCTGAACGGTCGTTTTTATGCCGTGGGTCTTGGCGTTGAACTGGCCGGAAAACGAACTGTTTTGCACCCCGATATGGGCTCCGCCGCTGGGGTTGGCGGTGGCCAGGACGCCATAGTAATCCCCGGCGTCTTTCGCGTTGCCCACATGGGCGAGCACCCGGTCGATGATGACGTTCGCGCCAGCGGTCTGGATGAAATTCCCCGCCGCTTCCGCGACCCAACCGTTCAGGACGAGATGGGCGTTCGCGCCGAGATTGAAGCACGGCTCGTGGCCTATGTTCGCGGGCGTGACCATATCGGCGTGCGAGCAATTACTGGCCCCGCGCATGGCCACATTCTGCGACGAGTATGCGCCGCCGGTCCCGGCATCGAGAACCGTTCCGACCTTATCCAGGCTCCAGTCGAGTTCGGTGATCCCCACCACCCCGGCTGGCTCGATCTTCAGGCCATAGCGCCAGGCGAACGAAGCCACCCCGGTCACCGACATGTTCACCACGCCGACCGCGTGGAACATGGTGTTGGAGTTGGTGACCTCGCCAATCGCGGCGGCGGCGGCGTTATTCGTCATCGTGAACCACGGTCCCGGCGTGAAATGGACCGCGTTGACAATGAAACTATCGCCGATATTGCCCACCCGGAAAGCGTCATGGACGGCGTAGATGAAGCTATTGGATACGAGGAAGCGACCGCCTCCGGTGACGATCGCGTCGTAGGCGTTCACGATCACCACATGGTCGAGATACCAGCCGACCGTGGTGTCTTGCTCGCCGCCGACGGGGCTGAACAACGGCGGGTAGAATGTCTTTCCGTCGGTCTGGTTCGGCCAGTAGAAATTGACCCCGGAGATGCCCCAGTTGTCGCCGATGGTGAACGGTTTGACCGAGGTGCTGGTCATGATGAACATCGATCCCGTCGCGGCACCGGCCATGACCCCGACACCGATCAGGTGGCAATCCCGCAAATGGATTGTCGCCGCGCCGTTCAGCAAGATCTTGCCGAAGGGGAGGTTCAGTCTGATCCCGTAATTGGCGCACGCATCGACGGCGGCTTTCATCTTCACGTCCGCCGAGGTGATCCCGTCGGTCGGGACACCGAGTTGCGTCACATTCACCCCGGTCGCGGAGGGCTCCAGGATCCAGCGTCCGGGAGAGCCGCCACCGGGGGTGATGAAGAACAACCCGTCGATCCCGGCTGAACTCGTCTTGTCGTAGATATAAGTGGCACCTCCGTAATCGCCGACTTTGTAATAGCCAGCGGTGTGCGCGACGACCGTGGCTCCAGCCCACGCGGCGGCGGTGGTGTAGACCGAGGGCTTGTAGGCGGCGAAGTCGGCAAAGGTCGCGAACTCCAGCCGGACCGTCGCGAAATGGCCCAGCGCATCGGAGATGTTGAGCGATTTGAACCACCCGTTCACCGGGTTTTCCGGGGTGCCCGGGGGAGGGATGGGCTGGATCGGAACGTGCTTCAGCACCTCCTTGGTGATCTGGTCGACCTTCAGTGATCGGGTCGACGGTTGCTGACCAACTTGCCAGCCGAGCACCAGATCATCCGGCCCGACCGCCCCCGCTTGCGGCTGGCATCCGACCGCCGTCGCCAATGTCCCCGCCGGACATTGCCCGGGCCACGGACTATCGGGAGCCTGGGTGACCTGGGCCACGCTCGATGAGATGAGCAAAAGGAAGACGAGGGCGAGGTATCTGATCATGGCGGTGGTCGTGTCCCATAGCCCGAGGTGCCGAAGTTGCCGGTGCCGTAGCCACGCGGCACGCGCGGCACGCCAGAAGCGATGAGGACGGTGCCGCCATCCACGCCGCCCGGGTTCCAAAGCTGACCGCGCACGGATGGCTCGGTCCAGGGGAGATCGTTGCCGCCCGTGGTGAGAAGCTCCATCGGCGTGACCTCGCCGTAGATGAGCTTCTTGAAGCCGTTGTGCGGATCCGATCCGGGCCCGACGTTGACCACCGTTTTGTCGTTCCAGACGCCCGGTCCCGACGGCGCTTTCGTGGGCCAACTGAGAGCGTTGAATACCAAAAGGATCTCGCCGTTCCGCTCGAAGTAGGCTTCGGGCTGACCCCAGCCGTCATTGATCGGGATCGCCTGACCCCAGTCGTCGGTGATCAGCGTTCCGTAATCATCGGTAAGCCAGAGTTCCGGAGCGCCCGACTCCCAGGCCCAAAACTCCATTCCGGGAAGCAAACCTATCACCGAGAGCGCGCCGCGATACGGGTCTCCGAGACCCTGATCAAGAGACCCGAAAAAGGCTTCGCCCGGGCCCAAAATCAGGTTGGAGATGTTGCCCCAGGTGACCTGAAGCGTGCCCACGGGGAGGGGCGGCGCGGTCGCGGTCAGCGCGACCTGAGCCTGGGGATTGACCGGGTTGTAGATCAGAACCCAGCCCCTGGCCGGTTGCGTGCCGAAGACCCCGATGGACTGGTTTGGCTTCGTGATGGTGACCGAGCGGTCGAAAATCTGGCTCGGCGTGGCGATACCCGTGATCTCGGCGACCATCTCCAGCACGCGATACTTGGCGAGCGGGTAGTATGGCGGGAGCGAGGCTCCGCCGACGATGAGTTGGGTGAGCCCGTAATTGCCCGGCGTCGTCGGACCGGTCGGGTTCTCCCTCGGCTCGACCGCGAAGCCCCAGGTGCCGAACTCGCCGTCTCCGAAGGGACGCGCGACGGTGGCGAAGACGGGCCGATAGCCGGTGACATGAGGACTTGGGCGGGGGTTCTGAACCGGGCGGGGATCGGGCGGGAGGATCACCGAACGGTATTGATGCTGAGGTTTGTCCAGTTGGTCCGGGCCCACGAGTAAGCCGGTGTCGACGAGCTTGTTACCGGCCCATTCCATTTTGTGGCGCATCTCGGAGAGCGGATACCAAAAGCCCGTCAGGTCGCACTCGCCCATCGCCTGGGGGTGGCGGGCGTTGATCTTGGCGCGTCCGGAACGGGCACGCTGGACCATCAGCCCATCCGCCCATAGATCCCAACATTCGGGATGTGCGTGATCGGGCCGGGCTCCTGATCCCGCCGGGTCATCCTCTCCCAGGCACCCTCGAAGATCTTCAGCTTGGCGTCATATTGCTGGGGCGCGAACTTCTCCGCGAGCCTCCGGGTCATCGCCGAGACGAAGGTCTCGTAGGCTCTCCGGGGGACGTTCGGTGCTTCGCCGCCCGCGAGATTGGCGTCCTCCATTTGCTGGAGCCCAAACCACCTGACCACCTGGGTCGGGGCTCCGATCGAGGGAACCTGCCAGAAGGTGATCTGCTGGGGCATCGACATCTGATACCAATACTGGGTCACCGTGCCTTGCTGGCGCTTGTTGGTGAGCGCCGCGTAGCCGGTGCGCGTGATCGGAACCAGGATCCGGTCGAGATCGACCTCGGCTCCATTGCCATCCACACGCGAGATCCAGACCTCTTCGAGGGTCACCAGATCGGCGGGGAGAGGATACGTCCCCTCGCCCGCGATGAGATCGATGGTGCCTGAACTGGTCTTCCAGAAATTGAACCCGGCGTCTTCCCACTCGGTAAATTCGAGGTTCATCGAGGAGCGCGCCGACATCATCATGTGCCGGTCGATGTCGGTGGGGCGGATCTGGATCCGGTCAAACGCCTCGGTGATCACCGAGCCGTTGGTGAGGAGGTAGCTGAACGTGCCGCTGGACTGACCTGGTGTTATAGCCATGGCTCACCTCCACGGCCCGGGATGAGCCCGTATCGCTCACTTAATGGCCGTATTCACCCTTGTTGTCAGCGCCCTTGCCGCCCTCGTTGTCGCCGGGATGCGAGGACACGTAACCCGGCTCGGAGACCGAACCAGCCGCCGAATAGGGATTGCTCTCAGCACCACCCCGGGCACGCTTGCCAGGATTGCCCTTCGATTTCGCACCCGTGATGCGGCCACCCTTGGCGCGCTTCTGAGGGCCTTCGGGTTTGTCGCCAACCGTGGCGGGGTTCATTGCCATTTTCTTTGTCCTTCTCAGTCGATACCGGCCTGAATGGACTGCATCACGGCTCTTCCGGTTCCAGCCGTGATCGTGAGGCGGTGTGCCATGATTGGCTGATCCGCGTAAGTGGTTTCGCCGTTCGCGGTCTTGCCCTGGAGAGTGCCGTTCGGCCAGGCCAGCGGCGCGACATAGCTCGCCGGTTCCAGCGACCATTGCTCGGGCATCGCGGTGAGCGTCGGGCCGACGTCGTTCGGATCGTCGTAGGTGTGCTCGACCGTGTAGGTCACCGTTCCGGTAACCGAGACGGCGACCGTGAGCGCCCAAACCGTGGCGAGGTGATTGTCGAGAACCCAGGGGCTGGAGGCGACGCCGTTCGTTCCCACGGTGATCGCCCCGGTGGTCGCGGCACTCGTGGCGATGCTCGTCACCGTCTTGAAGTCGAGCGCGGTCTGGCCCGTGGCCGTGCTGGTGACCCCGGTAACCGTCGAAGAGATGGGCGATCCGTTGGCGTTGGTGCCGTTCACGGTGAAGATCACCGCCGCGTCGTTACCGGTGGACGCAATGGAGACCCGACGGGGGACATCGAGAACCGCCACGCCGCCGGAAACCAGGGAACCGCCTAAAACCAGGTTTCCGGCGGTTCCCGGCGTTTGCGAAAGGGCGATCCCGTTGGCGACCAGCGCCCCGAGTTGCAGGATTACGACGGAAGGATTGGACATCCTTTGCCTCCCGTCCGCATCAGAACTGGGTGACCCCGAACATGTATTTCGGTTCGGCGGGGGTGGACCGGATCATCGCGCCCACGTTGATGATCTGGCGCATTTCGAGACGTCGGCCCGTCATCACCAAACTGGTGATCGCGCCGTTCGAGGCGTTCGCGCCGATCCCCGTTCCACCACCGGAAGCGCTTACCTGGATCACGCCGCGAGGGTCTCCGGTGATCGCGGTCGCCGGTTCGGTCTGATCGGGAGCCAGAAAACCGACGTTCGATGCCATGGAAGCACCATTCCAGAACACCGTCGTCTCTTCCCAGAACGGAGCCCGGAAGTGGAAGGCGAACACGTCCCCGGTTCCTACCGTGTAGTTGTGCGTGGCATCGGTGAAGAGCGGCGTGACCGTGCCGATCGCCTTGAAGCACTTCTTCCCGTAGGTCGTGACCGCGCCAGCGCCCGCCGTGACCGTCTCACGCATCGGGACACCGTAGATATCCCAGCCCGCGACGGCGATTTGCCCGCCCGTGCCGCCCGCGACCCCGGTGATCGCCACATTGCGCGCGATAGCCTGACGAGGATCGAGAAAAAGGCCCGGACCACCCGCCATGAACGGATAAGCCGCTTGCGGAAGCGGGAAGCCCATCGGCGATGGGCCCCACAGATCTCCCGTTCCAACGGGAGCGGTGGCGTTGGTGAACAACGCGGCATTAGCGAGAGATATGGTGGTCGCCGTGAGGATCGAAGCGACCTGGGTCAGAAGTGGAGCCGTCCCGGCGCTATTACCCAGAGAGCCGATCACCAGCGGCATACCCACGGTGTAGAGCCGAGAGTCGGAAACGATGACCGTGGTGCTACCCAGGGTGGCGTTGACGAAGCCAAAACCGAAGTCGAGCACGGCGGCGGCGACCACCGGGGCCGCGCCAAACACGGAATTGGAGAAGGGACGGATCGGCACGTTGCGGGTGACGCCCAAAGAGGCGTTCGCGAACGTCATCGGCACGTTGATCGTCAGCACCTGACCGGCGGCGATGTTCACCGCGCTCACGGGAGCCGGAACGGCGGAGACCGAACGGATCTCCATCGCATCCTGGAACGCCTGAACGACCCCGGTATAGCCCTGGACCTTGTCCTTCATGTAGGCCATGCGGGGATCGAGAATCCCGATGCCCTGATAGAAGAGCGACGGGCCCGCGTCCGAGTTTGGATCGACTACCGGGGAGCCGAAGTAAGCCGCCAGGTAAGCCTGCATCGAACCAGGGACATGCAGCGGCCCATCAAAAATGCTAGTGGCCATCTGGTGCTTTCCTTAGTTCGTTGGGTAGGCTCCGAACCCGCACCGCCAGTCGTCCCAACCGATGTAATACCGTTCCGTCCCTTTAACCATGAGGTTATTGGTCGAGAAATCGGTCTGGATTTCGGTCCGGAATGGCTTGCGGTCAAGGCAAATGAGCCCCCCTGAGTCGGAGAGCACGAACCAGGCATATGGCGACGTCAGGAAGTCCATCACCACGTAGCCGTCGCGGAGATCGTCGTTCTCCTTGACCGACCATGTGTCGTTATTCGTGGTTCCGGGGCGGAGTTCGGTCTCCATGAGGCGTTTGGCGACGTGGCGAAGCTCGACCGGGACCACCAGCTTCTTGCCCTGGCTCCCGTAGAGCAATCCGGCTTCGTCGCGGAAGCGGCGAATCATGTTGTTAGCCAGGATCAGCGAGTTTTCGTTCAGCCCGACCTGATTGGTCGGCGTGTTGGGCACCTGGTAGCCGTCAACGGGGTGGTTCGTAGCGAAGAGGGGGAGGTTATCGCCGCCGATGGTGGCGTTCAGCACGTTGCCCGTGTTGAGAGGAGCCGCCCCGTTGATCTCTTTCATCTGGCGGAACGATCTGGCGAGCCCGAGGTTCGCCGCGTCGAACGCTGACTTGTAGAGGTTGTCGTCGAGCGCTTCCTCGGTGAACGCATAGCCGAGGGAGAAGACGACGTGGAGATGATTCCAGGTAAACCGTTGCCCGGCGAGGTTATCGAACTGGGTCGGCGTGCCCGCGAGCTTCAGTTGCGGCAAGGGCAAATACCGCACATGGACCGTGCGCTCGGCCTCCATGTTCGA